AAGCCAACAAGGTTCGCATCTCTGACAGCCTGTTGCTTCATGCACAGCATGCGTCGATGGTCGCACCTCACGTCTTAGCAGACATGTTTGCTGTCGCAAAGCCACCGTTCGAGAATATGTGGATCGAATGGAACGAGCGGAAGCGCATGGAAATTGTCTACGATTTGTGGGGGCAGATGCTTGGCGGGATGGACAAGCTGGAGCCTCGCCAGGAGGTGGCAGAAGTGGTGGGCTACCACGTCTGGCATCGTGAGAGCGGCAGCTCACCCACGCCTCTGTACCACCAGTACAGTCTGGAGGCTGGCGGCAAGCTGATGGCACCGTTCTCTGCCATGTATGCAAGCCAAGACCGTGCGCTAAACTGGGGCTGGGTGAAGCGTTGGTCTATCATGGAGACGCACGACCCAAGCAAGGGCATGAAGGGGGAGGAGGCGAGGCGTCACTCATTTGAAAGACAGCAAGTGAATGACGCCACCCACTATATTGGCAACTCCTACGTTGAGTATTGGATGGACAGGGAACGCTTCGAGGGACGCAACCGCAGAGCGTTGAGCCATCTGTACGAACACATTGCCGCTGGCATACACGAAGCCACCGTGATGCAACTTGGCGACCAGAAGGTGATGGAAACCCTCAGACGAACGCATGCTATGGAGCGCAAGGTGTATGACTCAGACTTGCGCTTCCTGATATCCGTGATGGCTCTGCTGAACTATCCACACCACATCATCCAAAGAACGCACGAAACTGTGGAGCCACGGATCGCATACGGAAGACGCGTGCCACGCAATGAGGTGCGCGTCTTGGAGATTGACCTACCCAAGCCACGAGGGACTAAGCGTTACGAGCGCATGTTCAGTGGTGCAGGTGGCTCGCCAAGACGCCAGCATGTCCGTCGAGGACATTGGCGAACGTACCACCACAGGGACGGGCGCGTGACCAGACGCTGGATTAAGGAACAGATTGTCGGCAACGCGTCTATCGGAATCATAGATCACGAATACGAACTGGTGAAGAAAGGAACTAGAAGATGAACATTACAACACATATCATGGAACTCTTCCGCGCCATGAAGGAAGACGAGCAACTCGAACTGGTCGCACAGATTGGTGCTGAACTGTCGGCCAAGGGCATCGACTTCGAGACCCTGACAGGCAAGCCGCTCAAGCCAAAGGCGAAGGCGTCTGGCAAGGCTTTCCGCAAGGGCTGGTGGATGAAGCGAATCGAAAGCTACAACCCGAAGAAGAAGGGCGTGTTTGCCATTGAGGGTGATTGGTTGAGCGAGGGTGAACTGTCTGGGCTGACTACCGGCGACTTGGTTGTGATTGGCTGGAAGGATGGGGACGGCGACAAGAAGTACATGCTCGCACGAAGTTTCCAGACGGCGATGCCAGAGCACGCGAAAGAATGGGTGCTCATCAATCCAGCGGGGATGGACAAAGCACTGGACCACCTTGACCCAGTCACGGATACGGTTGACCGATTCAGCGACCTTTTGCCTACCATCAAACTAGAACTTGCTAATTATACACCGAAGGGTGTATAAAGTCTTATACACAACTCGAAGAAGGAATTAGATATGAGAAGAGAAGGAGATGGCAGTACATACGGACGCCCTGCGTCCTCGTGGTCCGCACCACATCAAGCTCCACCTCGTTGTTGTGCAGTAAACATGTATCAACAACAACGACAAGGACATTGGTATGAACCAACTAGACCGGATCGAGTGGAAGCTAGATCAAATCTTAGCCTCACTCTTGTCAACGAGCAACGGGGAGGATGGTGGAAAAATTACCCACGCAGAACACCACCAGATTCCACATCTCACAACCAAGCAACACGCGACATTGCAGATGCTCATGCGTGGAGCAAGTAACCTAGAAATCGCACAGCGTTTTGGCGTTTCGGATAACACAGCCAAAGTGCATGTTCGGACGATAGCCAAAAAGTTTGGCGTAAACACAAGGTCGCAAATTGTATTAAAAGCCTTGCCAATTTTTGAAGTCGACGACAACTCATATCGCCTTGCGAGTGGTGGTCTGCCTAAAGATTGGGATGAACAGTATACAGAAAACGATCCATTTGAGTACATGTATAGGAGTAAAAATGCCTCTAGCTCTGACGATACGGAATGAAAAATGGCACGTCACTGGCACCGTCATAGGGCCAGATGGCTGTAAGGTGCGCGTAAGGAAAAGCACAGGCTTCCCACGCCACCAGAAACGGTTTGCCAGTGAAGTGTTAAGCCGCGTCCTTCATGATGCAATGGCGGGCAAAATGTCAAAGGATTCGAGTGAGCTAACACTTCAAGACGCCGCTCGTATGTTCTTAACAAGGCCGAACCCGCCGGGACTCACTGAAGAAGTAATCATGAAAGGACTTGTTGAAAGTCTTGGTGAAGTAGCGTTGTGTGACCTGACCGTAGCGACCATTCAGCGTTACGTTACGGGCAGGGGCAACAAGGCGTCCACCGTCGCGCGTGAGATTAATAGCATCAAAGCAATGCTTGCTCACGCAAAAGCCATGGGGGTGCCAACTCCAGACTTGGAGTTGGTTCGACCCTCGGTTGATGACAGTCGACTACGCTGGCTTACAGAAGAGGAACGTGACCACCTTATTGCGTCTTGCAGTGAAAGCATCAGGAGCATTGTGACTATGTTGTTTTTTTCAGGATGCAGGATAGGCGAGGCACTCAGTCTAGACTGGCGTGATGTGAGGGATGGTTCAGCAAACTTTACAACATATAAAGGCAAGTCTAAGAGGCGTAGAGTCCGGGCGGTTCCGCTAGTACCAGAAGTGCTGGACGTACTGGGAGAGCGTGAGGTTGGGCGTGTTTTCAAGCGGCCTGATGGCAGTGCTTGGGACTATGATAGCTTTTACAATATTTGGTCTAGGGCTATCGAAACGTCTGGTATTGAAGACTTCCGTCCTCATGATGCCAGACATACATTTGCGTCGCACCTTGTCCAAAAAGGTGCGTCCTTGAGAGCAGTGGCCGACCTGCTTGGCCATACAAGTATGGCAATGGTGATGAGGTATTCGCACCTTGCGCCCTCACACCTTGCGAACACAATAGAACTCCTAAGACGTGATGGCACGTTCTTGACACACGAGTGACTAGTAAAAATGAAATCTGGATGCGGTTGGTGAAAAAACAGTAACTACTGTAGCTACTTAAATGGTGCTGCTGAATGGACTTGAACCATCGACCTCTCCCTTACCAAGGGGTTCAAAAGAGTAAAGTATGTTCACTGATGTACCTAAGTAACACCTAAAGATATGAATTGGTTGCAATTTGAACTGTAACAACTACACTAAAGGTGGCTGAAGTCACACGCGCGACACAGAAAGGACGTAGAAACATGGCTAAGTATATCCTGCCCATGTCACCAAAAGACAAGAAAAATATGAATGACCTGCTCGAAAAGTTAATCGAAACCTGCGAAGCAAGCAGGCAAACAATGGACACCCGATTTGCCCAAGCCGATGTCGATGACATCATTGACACGCTTATAGATATGAAGATTGATAAAAACTCTCTCACCCCAGAAGAAGTGAAGAGAATTGCCGACTGTTGGCTCCGAAAAGCGAGGGATAAAACATGACCGAACAGCAAGTTTTTAAAGTGGCAGAAGTTTACATTCTCAAGACACAAGAAAACATACTTGGTATTGAGTTTGTTTTTACAGACAACGTGCTTAACAAAGGTGGCGCAACGTCTGTCTTGGATTATACAAGCCAAGCACTCAACAGCAGTGCTTGGGTATACAACACCATAAGTAGGGTGGAAGAAAAGGATGCACAGATTAACACGCAACCAGAAAGTGATGGCGGTGAAAATACTAAAGCACCTCCGCCAATCGAGCCAACCACAGACAAGCCAGACGAAGATAGCTAGTGCTGTTGGGTCAAGTCAAAGTGCATGTAGTCGATATCTCAAAATTCTGGTGTATATCGGGTTTCTTGGTCGGGATAAGAAAGCGTATGTTGAGGGGCCGAAAGCCCCTCAATATTTAGAAGAATGGGCTGTTTATTTGTTGCCCAGTCCGCGCGAGATAAATCGCAAGGCCCACGCTCAAGACGATCCCAATAATAGTGGCGACTAAAATCCACATTAGTGTCGCCTCAATCACCTGATCACGCCGTCTTAGACTTTCTTCATGCTCCTGTTGACGCCTAACTCGTATGTCGGCACGAAGACGTACAAGTTCTTGCCATGCACTAATGCCGCGAGTCTGGATTACGATATCGCGAAGCTGATTTTCCAAGTCTTCCGCTTGCTTTTTGGCAACGAATGTTTCGAGGGCTTCCTCGTTTGCTGAACGACCAGATTTCTTTTTGTTGTGCGTCCGTTTCGCACCGTCGATCATGTCGAAAAGCGAACCCAACTCCTTACCCAAGGAGTGGATTTCTTTACCCATTGCTATGCCGGATTTGACAGCGGTGAATGCCGCCATCATTGACACTGGTTCCAAGACAAACGCTCCCACTCAACACCCTTGCAAGCATTGTAAAACGGGGAGGACTTTTGGGTCGTCCTAGATTGCCGTCTTCTTCACTGGCTTGTAAGGCATGCAAGTCGCGAGAAGTGCCGTCTTGTCTAGCGCGATTGCGTGTGCCTGATCCATACACTCTTCCAGAGTGAGGCCATCAACTGGTGGGGCCACGACCTGAAAGATGCCAGTTTGAAGCGGTATAACTATGAAAAGAACATACAACATACAACAACGGTTGCAGGAACCGCGTCTGGTGTCGTCCCTACGGGGAAGGTGGGTATGGGGACTACTTAGCCAATGGGTTACGCGCTACGCGTTTTCTTTTTCTTTTTAAGTTTCTTGAAGTCAGCCCCTGTTATTTTGTTCCGGGGCTTCGCGACACGAGCAATCTTCTTCTGCTTGGTGGTCAAGACGCGTGGCATGGCATTGTTCTCCTGTACAACACTCTTCGAGGTAGAGGTGGCAAAATCCACACTGAATGTGGCCGTGGACTTCCACTGGTGAATCGTGTCCACATCGGGGACATAGACTCATTTCTTTTTCTTCCAGCTAATTCTTGCTGGCCCTTTCTTTTTTCGGGACGCGCTGGTGCATTGAGCCTTCGTCGGGCGGCAAGCCGGATAGGGTCGTTTACTGCCACCCTTCGCCGACTTTCGTCCGCATGGCTTGCCTGTCTTGCAGTCGACCCAACCCTTGCCATTGTTGCGGCTGAACCACTTCTTGAGGCTATCGCTTCTTGCTTTTGCCACTGTTAC